AGTCTGTTGATTCGTCGTCCTGCTGGCGTGTATAGTTTCATTAGTTAATCTTCGAGTGCCGTGAGGCAGGAGTATCAAATATGGCAAAGCAAGTTCTCACAAACGTAGCGGTCACCTTCGGCACGGCTAACCAAGACATAACCAGTTATGTAGCATCAGTTACATTAAACCTCTCAAAAGCGGAAGTAGCTACAACTAGTTTCGGTTCGTCTGGTGCAGTAACTCGTGTTGCTGGTCTTGCAGACAACTCAATCACTCTTGAGTTGCATCAGGATTACCCAACGATTGAGAAGTTGTTCTACGATGCTTGGAACGCTGGTACTGCTGTACCAATGACGGTCAAGCCAAACGGAACTGGTTCGGCATCTTCTAGCAATCCGCAGTATGCGTTTAATGCGCTGCCGATTTCATGGACACCTGTGGCAGGTGCCGTAGGCGACCTGGCTACAGCCTCTATCACGTACCCAATCGATGGTGCTGTAACTAAGACCGGTACTGGCGCATAACTTTTCTAGTTAACCCTTAACCCTGCGGAGGAAAAATGAAAATAGCGTTAGAAGTAACGTCTTCACTAGATCAAAAGAAGCGCACGATTGTTGCTGCGTTTCCTGACTTCATCGCCTTTGAACAGAAGTTCAGTAAGAGTGTCGCAAAGTTTGAAGCTGAGTTGACTTTAACTGACCTTGGTTTTTTGGCTTGGCACGCTGAGCATCGCCAAAAGCGAACTGGTTTAGATTTTGATTCGTGGATCAATGAGATTGAGGCGTTAGAACTTGGAGAACAAGCTGACGCTGTGATCGTCCCTTTGGAGATCAGTCAGCCCATTGGATGATTGCGTACCTGTCTGTTGAGACAGGTATCGCTCCTAGTGTGTTGCTGGCAGAAGACCCTCGAATGCTGTTCACGATGTTTGCTTATTTGCGTTGGAGAGCAATTCATCTGAACAAGTAGTCTGTTGTTATGGCACAAGCATTTGGCAGAGCAGGACAAGTTTCAATTACTGGTGGCAACGATGCCATTGAGATTGATGGCATCGGCAAGTTTCTTCGTGATGCTTCCAGGGCTGACGCTAACTTCAATAATGAAATGCGCAAAGCTGCTGAAGTTGTTGCACAGAATTTGCTTGATAAAGCCAAAAATGAGGCTAGAACTGTAACTCGTAACCGTCAGGCTGTTGAAGTGATGAAAGGCATGAGGGCAAGTCGTGATCGTATCCCGACTATCAAACTTCAAGAAAACTCCCCATTCCAATCAAAATCAAGCAAGTTCACTTCTTCACGCAATATCCAAACTCGTAGAAGAGTGAAGCGTAAAGTCACCAGAGGCGATGTGTTCTTTGGTGCGGAATTTGGTGGTCAGGCTACGCCTAGGACGAAACAGTTTTTGCGTCATCGTGGGCGTTCCGGTTACTTCTTCTGGCCTACTGTCCGTAAAGAAAAGCAGAATATCGCTGATGAGTATTTGGCTGCTATTGACAGAGTTTTGGCAAAGTTGGCTGATGATAATGCTGAGAAAGCAAAAGCCCGTGCTGTTGCTGGTGGCACATGGAATATGACCAGTACTGGCATGGTTTTTGTCAAAGATTGATAGCCAAAAAACAATGCTTGACTTTGGCTGAGTTTCCTGTACCCTTCTAGGAGGAGGGGTTATGGCAGTTCTATTTACTAACACAAAGTCGATATATCCCAAGCAGTTCGCTTCGTCTTGGGAACAACTCAAAGAGCTGTTGTCGTTCCATGAGGAGAACGCTGTCAAGGCTGCGGGGGCGTTGTGGTCTCCGGTTGAGTATGACCAGGATACGACTCGTGGTAACCGTAACGTCAGGTTTGTCGAGGCGTTGGTTGTGGACATGGACGGTGAAGCGTTTGACCATGCACGTCTTGACGGTTTGGAGTGGTTCGCTTATTCCACCTATTCGCATCGTTTGGATGATCCTCACTATCACCTTGTTTTGCCGTTAGCGGAGAAGGTTCCTGCTTCGTTGTGGCGGGTGGTGTGGGCTGAGTTGCATGACCGTATTGGGTTGGTTGGTGACCCTCAGACTAAAGACGCTGCTCGTATTTTCTATCTGCCTCAACACGCACCGGATCATCCGTTTGAGTTCCATGAGGGTCATGGTGCATTACTTGATTCATCGTTCACACTCGATGCCGAGGTTGCTTCTAACCCTGTGTCGCCTCGCTCAAAGCAGGTGCGTCAACCTCGTCAGCGTCGTGCTGGTGCGGAGATGATGTCTGAGGCTTGGTGGAATGCTCCTGTAGATATTTCTCGTTGGGATGGTTTGTCGGGTAAGGACTTGTATTCAGCGATGCTTGATGAGTTCAGGGCTTTGCGGAATGGTCTGTCTGTTATTGAGTAGAATCGTCGCATGGCTGGTGAGCGGACGTTCGTTGTTAAATTTATTTCCGATGTTCTTGGTGCCACCAAAGGCATCAAAAAAGTTGGGGATGATTTAGGAACCCTAGGTAAACAGGTTGATTCTGGGTTTGGTCAAAAGTTCAAAAGTGTCATGCCATCGTTCAAGCAGTTTGCGATTGCTGGTACCGCTGCGTTTGCTGCTGCTAGTGCTGGTGCCTATAAGGCAATCCAATCTGCTTCAGATTTAGCTGAATCCCAATCCAAAGTTGGGGTGGTGTTTGGCAGTTCAGCGAAACTGGTAGAGGATTTTGCTAAGACTTCTGCGAGTTCATTAGGTATTACCAAACAGGCTGCGCTTGAAGCGACGGGTACTTACGGGAACTTATTCCAGGCGTTTGGTGTAGGCCAAGGTGAAGCAGCAACAATGAGTACGACGCTTGTTGGGTTGGCTGCCGACTTGGCTTCATTCAACAACACAACTGTCGATGATGCAATTCTTGCTTTGCGTTCTGGTCTATCTGGTGAAACTGAACCATTGAAGAAATACGGTATTGCCATCAATGATGTTCGGCTCAAGGAAGAGGCTCGTAACATGGGTCTCTATAAGGGGACTGGAGCCTTAAGTGTTACAGCAAAAACACAAGCAGCATATGCCTTGATCCTTAAAGACTCGACGTTGGCTCAAGGTGACTTTGAGCGCACGAGTGGTGGATTGGCTAACCAGCAGAGAATCCTTAAAGCGCAATTATCGGATGTGACTGCTCAGATTGGTTCAGTCATGATTCCAGCATTCTTGGGTGCTGTGTCTTTCATTAACAATTCAATGCTTCCGGCATTCCGTGATTTTGGTTCAGCTTTAGAAGAAGGCGGTCTAGCAGGCGGGTTTGATTTCATCGCTACCAGATTCAAAGAATCAGCACCAAAAGTCTTGAGTGCTTTAGGTGATTTAATCACTCATGCCGTTGAATGGATTGGGACATCAGGACTTCCAATGCTCTATGCAGGTGTTAATCAGCTTGCTGACAGTTTGACCGGATGGATTGAACCCCGTATCCCAGGTTTCATCAACAGCCTCACCAAGTTTTTGATGGCTGGATACAAGTGGATTTACACTAAAGGCTTGCCACAGTTGCTCGATGCTGTTCAAAGCCTGGGTGACACGCTTGCAAGTTTTGTGGGTAAAGCAGCACGTCAACTTCCAGCACAGTTGGTAAATATGATTGCCACCATTGGCAAGTGGATATTGTCTGACGGTATCCCAGCGGTGTTGGGTATGGGCGCACGTCTTGCTGGTTCGCTAATCAAATGGACTGCGACAATCGGTGGTCAACTCATCATTGGTTTGGGAGGTGCAATCGTCGCTTTGGTTGCAGCTCTACCTGACCTCTTTGTCGGGTTCGTCAAAGGCATCGGGAATATCGCTGTTGGTGCCGTTAAATGGTTCATCTCAAAGTTTGATGATATGAAAACTGGTTTAGCAAACATCGCTGTATCAGTTGTCAATACTCTGATTGATGTTTTCAACAAGATTCCGTTGATCCCTAACATTCCAAAAATCACTCTTGATACCAAGAAAATGGGTACTCAAATTGGTTTGACTAGCGAACAACTACAGACTGTAAACGAAAAGTTTGACAAGGTAAACGGTACTTTGAAGGTCAGTTCAGAAGATATGCAAGAGTTCGCTGGTTCGACTGCCGGTGCTGGCGCAGCCACAGCCAAGGCTGGCAAGGCCATTGATGAGAATAAGAAAAAGTTGGATCAGTACAATGATTCTCTAAAGAAATCTACAAACTTGGAAGAGCGTCGCAACAAGGCTCGTAAGTCTGAGAAAAAGTCGTTTGATTCATTGACTCAAGCCAACGATGATTTGGCTTCTGCAAAGGCCAAACTGTCTCAGATTGAGCGTGGTTTTGGTGCTGGTTCGCCTGAGGCTTTGGCTGCGCAACGTGAGGTTGACCGTGCGCAACGTGACCAGGAACGGGCAACGATGTCTGTTGAGGAAGCGATTTATTCTGTTGCTGATGCTGAAAAGAATTTGGCTGATGTTCGTAAAGACCCTGAGTCTTCACCGATGGATATTCGTCGAGCAGAGTTGAATTTGGCTGATGCCAAGTTGTCTGTTAAGGATTCTATTGATGCGCAGATTGATTCGACTAAGGAGTTGAACGACCAGCAAACATTGTTGAATGAAACTGTGTTTGGTGCAACGATTGGTTCGGAACTTTATGATGAAGCGTTAAAAGAAGTTACTGATGCAACCAATGCTCAGGTTACTGCGTTTGAAAATTGGGAAGAACAAGTTAAGGAAACGAAGTCTGCTCAGGATGAGTTCAATGCTTCGTTGCAGGCGACAGCTGATCTGATTTCTAAGTATCCGAAGGTTTTGGGTGGTATGGCTAACCCTGTTGGGGCGGTAACTAGTCAGCCTGCTGTGACGGCTGGGGGTGGGTTTGCTTTGCGTCCGAATGATACTTATCAAATCAATATCAATGCTGCGATTGCGGAGGGTAGTTTGCCTCAGAAGGTGGTTGAGGCTTTGCAACAATACAATCGGAGTATCGGCAAGATTCCAGTAAAGACCAAGTAGCAGTATGGCTGTTTCTATCCCTAACTGTGGCACCTATACCGTCGAGTTGGACTTTGGTTCAACGACGAATGCGTTTGTGTTGGATTCGGCGTTGGCTGGTGTGCTTGATGGGACGGTTTATGTGTTGGACGGAACCACAGATTTTCAGGATGTGACCGCTTATGTGAAGCAGGTGTCTATCAATCGTGGCAGGCAGAACAGGTTCCGTGACCCTACCGGTCAAGCTGCGACTGCGGTGATACAGATTGAGGATTCGGATTACAGGTTCAGCCTGGTCAATACTGGCTCGCCATATTGGAATGCAACGAAGGATCGTTTGGGGTTTGAGTTGAACTCTGCTGTACGGATCAGCAGAAATGGTGTGTATCTGTTTACTGGAATCATCACCCAATACAGTCAGTCAATTGAGAACCCAAATAGGTCTTTGGTGACGGTGAACTGTTCGGATGCTTTGTTCACATTAAACAATCGTAAAGTTGGTGTTATCTCAGTAAGCCCTCAACGGTCAGATCAACGGATCGCAGCTGTTCTTGATAACGAAAGTTTGTTTACTCGACCTGGACAACGTGACCTTGAGGTTGGTGTAGCGAACTTGGGTAACGCCCCGATTGATGCTTCGTCTTCTGTGTTGGATTATTTGATGCGGGTAAACAACTCTGAGCAGGGAAGAATCTTCATGAAGGCTGACGGCACGTTTGCTTTTGACCGTCGCCTTTTAGGTGAACTACAGGATTTGGATGCTGTGCTGTCCGATGCTGGTGGTACCGCTATCCCGTATTCTTCGTTTGAGATTGTGAACACCTGATATGTCAATGATGAGTTTTGATGGCGTTGATTTCAGTTTCCTGTTTTCTGATTTGAATGCAGAGTTGTTGGACTATTTTGCTAAAGAAAACGCTGCACGAGCAAACGATTTCTCTGTATCATCCCAATCGGTAGTGAACACAGTTAACGTCGCTATTGCCCCACCAATCCCAACAGCAGACAACCTGCAACCAACTATCGAATATGCCCAAGCCATAGCAGCCGAATCGGTTGCCGAGTTCGGTACACAAGAAACACCGCTCGTCGTCACCCTCCTTGAAACCTTGGATGATGCAGGTGACCTTGCTGGCTACCTGATTCGTAAAGTTCCTGCATTCTGGTTCGGCAATATCCAAATCATCATGAACGGCCTCACCGATGCACAGCGAACCATCATCACCAACCTTGACATCGGCTCACAAATATCGGTCACCAAAACATTCCCAGCCCCATCAACCCCATCAACGGTCACCCAAATCATGGCACTCGAAGGCATGAGCCATGACATCACACCAGACCGTCACATCGTCACCCTGTACACCAACCCCGCCCGTATCTACACCTACTTCATCCTTGACACCGATGAACTGGATGACGACACTAAGGGTTTAGCGTAAACTAATCATCGGCTAACATAGGAGCATTATGGCAGTACGTCCAACTTTTTCACCTGGGGATACCCTCACCAGTAATAACATGAATATCCTTGCGAACGCACTTATTACTGTTAACGCTCAGACCGGAACGGCCTACACACCAGGCACCGCTCAAGTCGGACAGTTGACGACGTTGAATAACGCAGCAGCGCAAACCATCACTATCCCAGCGAACGCAACAACCGCATTCGCTATCGGTGACCAACTCAACTTCATGTTGCTTGGTACAGGTACCGCAACTTTTGCTGCGGGTGGTACAGCTGTCATTCGATCTGCTGGAAGCAAACTTAAACTCACAACTCAATACGCTGTTTGTACCGTACTCAAGTGGGATACCGACGCTTGGATTATGGTCGGCAACGTAAGCGCATAACACCATGCAAATCTTGGCAGGAGTGGGCGCAGGTGCAACCCCCCCTTCAACACTTGAAGTATTGGTTGTTGCTGGTGCTGGCGGTGGTGGATATTCTCTTTCCGGTGGTGGTGGTGCTGGAGGTTATCGATCTAACGCATCCTTCTCTGTTATCG